TGAACACATAGGGTCGCTCGAAGAGTAGCAATGGGTGGGTAAGACATCGGGTCAGTGAGCTAGCGAGCTGACACAACGATGACCAACCTAACTCTAACGAGTCAACTCAACGTAAATAGATCGGGTCAACCCAATTACAAGGGGGGTACTTGTAATATGTTCCTCCCACACACATTCTTGTTACAATTTTGAAAAGAGTATTATGAAACTAATGATTCCTTTAAAGCGTTGTAATGTGTAAGTTAGCTATATTAAGTTCAAGTGTATTATGAAAAGTAAGCCAAAAAAAGAATATGAAGTTTTCAATATGAATACTGGCAAGTGGGAAAAGAAGGTTATGACTGAACAGCAGTATGATCAAATGGTACAGGAATCAGATCATATAACTGACTCTATTAATGCTGAATATGAGATCATATCTAAGATAATAGAGCAGAATTTAAATATGGGGGAAAGTCACAATGAGAGTATGGATTAATACATATAGATATATATATAACCATATAGCTATATGACCATATAGCTCTATGTACATATAGCTAAACGTGGAAATTAAAAGAAGAATTAATGGAAAAACTGGTAAATATCCAGTATATACAAAAGAACAAGCTCATGATAAAAAGCTTGATTATATCTATTGGCGGCAAGCCGAAGTGGGTGATTGGGGGTTAACGGATGATGGTTATGTGGCAGAATGCTATGATAGAAAGAACTATACAGATAAGAATGGAAAAGTTAAAACATTTGTTAAGCTTACATGTGGCGTAGGATGGGACAGTGGTTTTTCCAAAATAAATTTTTTAGAAAACCATCAATATGGAGTATATAGTAAAACAAATCCAAAAAGGACATGGGATGCTGAAGAATCTGGAAAAAAACGTGCTAAAGAGACTATTACCGCTTATGCACAGATGCTGTTTGAAAATGGACAAATTAACTATGATATTCTTGGTAAGATATATAGGCCTGATCAAGAAATCCCAACTGCAACAGTACGCAGATTCCTTAAACAAAAAGTAGCAAAACGTATGGTAGAAAAGAAAATAAAAGAATTATTAACCGATAAAGCCATTAATAAAGAGTTTGCATTGGATAATATTATCCGTGCATTGCAAATGGCTGAGCAAAAAGGCGATGTAAACAACTTTTTAAAAGCAAATGACTACATTATGGACTTATTAGAGATGAAGCCAAGTAAAAAGATGATAACAGATACGATACAAGTGGATATGACTAAACAAATAGCCGATACAATAGCCAAAGAAGAAAAGAAATTGACATTGCAAAGGAAATCCGAGGAAAATGAAGCAATTGAATGAAGCAGAACGTGAATATGAAGGCGTAACAGATAATCATATGAAAAGTCAGCAATTAGATGTAGCTATTAGAGCATTACATGTGATTGCAGTAATGTATGATAGTAAAACAAATACTATTTCCAATATAGCTATTGATGCATTACGTGAAATGGAAACATATGGCTATCTATATGATCAATTATCGTTAGATTACGATTAATTGTTTTCATATTGTACAATAAAAGAAAAAAGATGCCCATTTGCTGGTACATATCAAGATAATGTACATTGTGGGATACAAAAAGGTAATACATTAGAAACAATGGTAAAAAACATGACTAAATGCCCTTGGAAGCTAAAGAAACGTGGCAGACGATAGAAAATATATACAAAATAAGTTAAAAAAGAACATGATTATGTTTGGTAAGGTTGTTATGACTAATATGTTTTCTGCTGCCTCACCTGATTTCCACTATAAAATAGCAAGGGCTATTACAAATAATAATAATAAACAAGTAAATATAATTGCTCCACGTGGTCACGCTAAATCCTCCATCGTAGGAGGTGTTTATCCCCTCTTCCACATCATGAATGACAGTGGAGCAAAGCTTATTGTGTTGGTATCCCGTACCCAAGATCATGCTATCAAACTCCTTGGAACTATCAAGGATACTATAGAGTACAGCGAAACCTTCAGGCAAATCTATGGGTATTGGGGCCAACACAGTGCAAAACAGTGGGCAAAGTCAGAAATAGAACTAAAAGATGGTACAATGATTATATGCAAAGGTACAGGACAGCAGTTACGTGGTATCAAAGTAGGATCACAACGTCCTACTTTAATTATTGTAGACGATCCAGAGGATGAGAACAATACAAAAACTGCCGAGGCTATGGAACAGAATTTACGCTGGTTATTACAGAGCGCTGTACCATCTTTAGATCCTAGGAAAGGTAAGATTATAGTAATTGGTACACCACAACATCAGAGATGTATGGTAGAGATACTGAAAGAAATGGAAGGCTGGGTTAATATGCATTTTGCTCCAGATTTAGATAATGAAGTAGCATTATGGGAAGATTGGCAGCCTATATCAAAATTATTACAAAAGAAGTCTGAATTAGAGTCTATTGGAAGAGCTAGTGTATTCTATCGTGAATATATGTGCCAGATTGTTGGAGATGAGGATCAGTTGTTTCAAGAAAAATATATTCAGCACCATGACTATGAATTAAAGATTGATAAAGAAGGGAAACATTATCTTACAAATAACGATAAAGAGTTTCCTGTAAATGTATTTATGGGGGTTGACCCTGCTTCTTCGGTACGCAAGACGGCAGACTACTCTGTAATCATGCCCGTTGCGGTAGACGAAAACAATAACAGGTATATTCTCCAGTATTACCGCCAAAGGGCAACTCCCATGCAATTAGCTGAAAACATTATTGAGTATTTTAAGATATTCAAGCCAGTAAAGGTAAGAGTAGAGAGTGTAGGCTATCAGGAAATGCTACGAGAATACTTGAGGCAGCGTTGTGATGAAGAAAAGATATTTATATCTGGTCTTGAGATCAAAGAAAGCCCCAGAACCAGTAAATCATCACGATTGGAAACTATGCAACCTTATTTTGCACAAAAAAAGATGTATATGCTAGAAACAATGTCAGAACTACGTGATGAGCTTTTGCTATATCCTCGTGGGAAACATGATGATCTTTTAGATGGGCTTTTTTACGCAATGAAAAAATGTTATCCACCACATCATAAAGGCGTTGTGAAAGAAAATAAAAAGTCTTATACTCAGGAGAATTTGGACAATATAAGTTGGAAGATAGCTTAATTTGGAACAAATTACCTAAAGTAATCGTTTAATCAGGTAAAAGCCTAATTTTCTACATTGCATCAAGATACATATAAAGACCCTGAAGTACAACTAACACACGATTTACTATCTGAATATACATCTGCACGTGAGAATTGGATTTCTCAAGCTGTGGAAGATAATGAATTTCGCAATGGTAAGCAGTGGTCAGATGATCAGGTAAAGGCACTTAGACAACGTGCACAAGAACCATTGGTTGTTAATGTAGTATATTCAGCAGTAGAGCAAGCAAAAGCTATGCTTACTGCAAATAATCCAAAATTTCAATCAACAGCAAGAGAAAATAGCGATGCTAAAGTCGGCAGGATGTTTTCTGATCTCATGGCTTACATCTGGGATCACTCCAATGGCAATGTAGAGTTAAAACAGGCAGTAGACGATTACTATGTAAAAGGCATGGGTGTTATGATGGCTTATATAGATCCCGATGCCGACTTTGGCGCAGGAGAGGTAACGCTTAAATCTCTTGATCCTTTAGAGCTATTTATTGATCCAAGTAGTAAAGATCCTTTTGCTAGAGATGCTGCACATATTGTAATAGGAAAAATTATTACACAGACTCAATTAATTTCTATGTATCCAGAATTTGAAGAAGTTATAAGAGAAAGTCAAGAAACCAACTATCTAAATACAGTGTCAGAATCACGACATGGCTTAGTAAATCAGGATGTTACTCTAAAAAGAAGAATGACAGGTGAGAATATTACTGAAGAACGTGAATTAGAATTATTTGAACGATATACAAAAATTAAAAGTCCGTATTATAAAATATATGATGCACTAAGCAATGAGCAAAAGGTTTTGAATGAAGCAGATTTTGCAGAATATAAACAAGAACCTGCTGTTATTGTTATGGCTCCTGACCAAGAAGCAATATATACAGATAAAGCCAATGTAAGTCAATATATGCAATTATACGAAGAATTTGGTGGGAAATTTCATTTAATGTTAGATCAAATGACAGGGCAACCCACTCCTATGGCAGGCGAAGAACATGAAGGTTCTATACCAAATTCTACTACAGTAATTGAAGTAATTACTAAAGCGGATGTAATTGAAGATGGTAAAATTTTAGTAAATGAAATTGAAATAACAAATATACAGCAATGTGTAAGTGTCGGTGATCGTAAATTATTTATGGCTCAATTGCCAATAGAAGAATATCCAATAGTACCTTTTATGAATGGATTCAATCGTAATCCGTATCCCATGAGTGACGTTAGGCTTGTCAAGGGGCTACAAGAGTATATTAATAAAATTCGTTCATTAATTGTAGCTCATGCTTCTAGCTCAACTAATGTAAAGCTTTTGATCCCTAGAGGAAGTATGGATAAAGCACATTTAGAGGCTGAATGGGGAAAAGCTGGTACAGCTGTTATTGAGTTTGATCCTGAGTTAGGACAACCTATTGTTGCAGGGCCAGTACCTTTGCCCAATGAGTTATATAAGAACGAAGCTGATGCAAAAGCAGATATTGAACGTATACTTGGCATTTATGCATTAATGCAAGGAGATGTAGGTGCTGCTCCTCAGACGTTTAAAGGTACGGTAGCGATGGATGAATTTGGACAAAGAAGAATTAAGTCCAAAAAAGATGACATAGAAGAATGTTTAAATCAATTAGCCAAGGTAGTGGTGGGTCTTATTCAGTATGTCTATACAGACCAAAAGATATTCAGGTTAATGCAACCAAATAATAGACCTCTTGAAATAGAAATTAATAGTCCATTATATGATGATATTGGAAATCTAATGGGAAAGGTAAATGATATTACTGTTGGTAAGTATGATGTGGTTGTGCTATCAGGCTCAACTCTTCCATCTAATCGCTGGGCACGGTTTGAGTACTATATGCAATTATATAGTTCGGGTCTTATCGACCAGATCGAAGTACTCAAGCAGACTGATGTCGCTGATATGGAGGGCGTACTTGAACGTGCAGGGCAGATGCAAAAAATGCAGTCCCAAATACAAGCGCAGACAGAAGAAATTAAAAATCTTAAAGGAGATCTCCAGACAGCGCAAAGAGAGTCCTTACATGATAGAAAGCGTGTCGAAGTTAAAGAATTTGAAAAGAAGCTTGCAAAAGCTGAAGCTAAAGTAGAAATGGCACAGAAGTTATATCAGACTCGTCTTGCAGATGAGCTGAAAGTAGCTAAAGAAGATATAGCAGAGTTTGATGCACGTAGAAATACATCAAGACAAATGAATGAAGAAATGTTAAGGCTGGAGGAGTAATGGCATTATTATATGGAACAGACGATATTCTTTCTCCTAGCATGAGAGGTGCTGTTGAGGGAGTAAAAAAATTAACAAACGGAAAAGATGAATTTGATAACAGAGTGCAAGAAGAATTAACTAGGGCTTATAAGCTTTATGAAAATGGTGAAATGACTAATGATGAATTTAAATATATAGAAGCTTCTCTTGATGAACTTAAAAAAAATAAAGAAAGCTTAATAAGTAGAAACGCTACATTTGGAGTTGCTCCCACAACTGATGAAGGAATTAAAAAAGGGCATCCTAGATGGAAATTAATGGTAATGCAAGATAAGAATCCATTTACTAAAGACCTACCACAAGGTAATACATTAAATACAGGAGATTTTAAATAAAATGGCTGGTAACATAACTTACGATGACCCTTGGGGTGATAATATACAACTACCTTATAAAGATGGAAAATTAATTACTGGTAAAGAAGCTGATAAACATAGTCCTTTTGCTGATTTTGATTTTGATTTTCAACATCTACTTTACAAAATGCACACTAAGCAAAAAATAGATATAAATAAATACTCAGAAGATGTAATAAACAAAGCAATAGCTTGGTATGCAGATGCTGAAGAAAAAGCAATTGAAAAAAAAATGAAGTATAAAGATAATGAAAAAGTTATGAATGCTCAAGATGGAAAGCTTCAAGAAATAGATTTTTTTAAAAAACAATTAAGTCCTTTTACCAAAGACCTCCCACAAGGCAATACTATGGGTACAGGAGACTTTGGATAATGAAAAAATTGAAGAAAGCGGTTGCTGGAAATAACCAAATCGCAAAGGAAAAGTAATGGAGAATATCATAGAAATGCGTAATGCTGGTGATGCACAGGTAGAACAGGCTGCTGTACAAGTAGAGCAACCTACTATACCTACAGAGGAAGTACCTGTAGAAAATACTACAGGTGTGAATCAACCAATTACGCAAGAAGCAACACAAGAAACTTCCTCTAAAGACGACTCAACTCGTTTTGAATATTGGCAATCACAAGCTGACAAAGCCAAGGGTGAACTGGGACAGATTCGTCAAGAATTGGATTATTATAAGAATAGTCTTGCTCCTGTTGAGCAGATGATTCGTAATAACCCACAAGTTCTTGACCGATTAGAACAATCACCCTCCGATGGACAACCTCAAGCATACCCTAATCAAGGATTGCAAAAGACTTCATTGAAGGAGCCTATAGCGCCTGAAAGACCACATTCATACAATGAGGTAGATGCTTATAATGATCCAGAAAGTGAGTCATTTAGGCATCGGTTAGCTAAAGAGAGCTATCGTGATGAATATCTTGGTTTTTTGAAAAAGAAAGATCAAGTTAGAGAACAGGAGTTGCAATCTCAAATGCAAGTTCAGATGCAGCAGCAACAAACACATATGATGCAAACGCAGGCCCACAGCCATGCTGTTAATTCATATGGGTGGGATGCTAATAAAGCTAATGATTTTGTACAGTGGGCTCAAAATCCTGACAATCTAACGATGGACAATTTAGCAAAGTTGTTTGAATTGAGAACAAATACTAACCCAGTAGTGCAACAGCGGACACAAGAGATGCAAAATCAGGCAGAGCGTTTATCTATTCCTAGAACTGCAGCAGTGCAGACAGGGAAGGCTGAACAACCTAGAACTGATGAGCAGTTGTTTAGCGATGCGCTATTAGGAAGGTAGTTTGTTATAAAGTAAACTAAATAAAAAGGAGTTATAAATGGCAGCTACAGAAAAGCTACTAAAAGCTTCTGGTGTGCTTTATACGGATAGACGGAATTTTTACGTAGATCCGCAGGTCACTAAGGAGCTATGGACAGACGTTGCCCCTTTTACTACAATGATTAGTAATCAGGAACAACGTAAAGTCCCAGACCCAGTGTTTAAGATGTTTGAACATCGTAATCCTTGGGTAAAACAAGAATTTTTAGCCGCAGAATCAGCTACATTAGATAATGATGATGCTGGAGATTCTTTAGAAGTTGATGGAGCAATTAATTTATCATCTTCACCAGACTCTTCTTGGATCGGTTTGGTTTGTGAGATATGGAACTCAGACAAAGATACAAACAGAGGTACTGCAGTTATCACAGCTATACCAGAAGCAGATCATATTACTGTAAAAGCAGTAGCAGGAGCTATTTCAGTTTCTAATAATGATTACTTTATGGTAGTAGGTAATGCACGAGGTGAAGGTAGTTCAGCTCCAGAAGCATGGGCAGATGAATTGCAAGTAGTCTATAATTCTACTCAGATCTTTAAGACACCTCTACAGGTTACTGGTACTTTAGAAGCAGCAGTACTTCGTGGAGAGTCTTCAGAATTGGCTAGACTTCGTAGAATGAAGGCTCAAGAGCACAAAATGCAGAAAGAAAAATCTTTCTTATTTGGTGAAAGAGTAGGTGGTACGGGTTTACAAGAAGCATCTTATGCGGCTGGTAATAACGACACTAACAACGATGAAACATTTGCAGACGGTGGAAGAACTGATTCAGATGGTAATCTTGTCAGAACAACCTATGGAATCATTTCAGCATTGAATAAATATGGTGAATCTACATCTACACATGATGCACAAAACGTATTTACTGTTGACAGTTCATATGCATATGGAGATTTCGTGGACGACATGGAAAAAGTATTCCAGTATATTCCAGAAGCAGGCGTTAAGCGTGCATTCTGTGGTGCTGGTGCTTTAGGTTACTGGTCTAAAATGGCTGGTGCTTCAGGATTGGCTGGCAACTCAGGTTGGACAGTTTCCCTTGGAGACATGAAGCGTGACTCTCTTGGTTTTAACTACCGAGTACTTGAAACGCCTCATGGCATGTTGCAGTTGATCCCAACTCCAGCATTACGTGGGCCTTACAATAAGTACATGGCAGTTGTATCTGATGAGAATCTATTCCATGCAGTTTATCGTCCATCTATGTATCAGACAAACATTAAGACCGATAATGCCTTTGATGGTGTTAAAGATCAATACATGTCTGATGAAGGTGTTGGTATACAGCTAATTGAAAGTCATCATCTGTTTAAAATCACAGCGTAAGGAGGCTTATTATGGCTAGACCTTATTTAGGTGGGACAACAGCAGGTGTTGT